AAAGGCATTGGTCGTGGTGGTATGGATATGGATGCTTGTCGTAAAGCCTACATACAATATTTAAGAGAAAGAGCAAGATTACATCTCAAAGATATACCAAATGACATAAACGAAGAACGATTAAGACTTACTAAAAATCAAGCAGATCATAAAGAGATAGAAGTTGCAGTTTTATCCAGCAAGTTAGTACATTCTGATGATGTTATTGATACTTGGCAGAACTTAATTGCAAATTGTCGTTCAAAACTATTAAATATACCGGCAAAGGTTACACATCAGGTCTTAGGTCTTAAATCCTATGCTGAAGTGGAAGATTTAATCACAACCGAAGTACATGAAGCATTAAATGAACTCGCAAACACAGGACTTCCAAAAAACTCTGAAAATAATTTGGAATCAGTCGATACAGACGTTCAAGCCGCCAAAGAAACTTAATGTTTCTGAATGGGCAGACAATCATAGAGTCTTAACATCCGAATCTAGTGCAGAAGCTGGTCAATGGAAAACAAGTCGTGCTGAATATCAGCGTGGCATTATGGACACACTCAATGATAGAGATATTGAAAGCATTGTCATCATGTCATCTGCTCAAGTTGGCAAGACAGAAATACTACTGAATATACTTGGCTATCATATTGCCCACGATCCAGCACCAATGTTGGTTGTTATGCCAACACTAGAGATGGCAAGAGCCTTTTCAACACAAAGATTATCTAAAATGATTACCGCATCTGATGCTCTTAGAGGTAAGGTCAAAGATTCCAAAAGCAGAGATAGTGGCAACACGATATTATCCAAATCATTTGGTGGTGGTTTTGTAGTTATCTCAGGAAGTAATTCACCAGCATCGTTATCATCAAGACCATGTAGGATTGTTTTGTTAGACGAGGTTGATAGATACCAACCAACTCCTGAAGGCGATCCTGTTGATTTAGCGAGAAAGAGGACATCTACCTTCTGGAATCGCAAAATCATAATGACATCTACACCAACCATAGATGGCATGAGTAGAATTCAAGATGCTTGGAATACATCAGACCAAAGAAAATATCATGTACCTTGTCCACATTGTAAAACTTATCAACATTTAGAATGGTCAAACATCAAATGGGATGAAGATTTAAAAAATGTAAATTATGTTTGTAAAAGTTGTGGAGTTCTTATTGATGAATCCGATAAACCTTACATGATGCAAAATGGTAAATGGATTCAAGAAGGCAATAAAAGTAATGTTGCTGGTTTTCATCTAAACGAATTGTATTCATCGTGGCGTACTTGGAAAGAAGTTGTCGAATCATTTTTAGTTGCTAAGAATAATCCTGAACAATTACGAGTTTGGGTAAATACATCACTAGGAGAATGTTTTGCAGAAAAGGGTGAAGAAATAGAATCAGATAGTTTGTTAAATCGCAGAGAAAACTACGACCATGAAACCATTCCTGAAAATGTTGTAGTCTTAACTTGTGGAGTTGATTGTCAGTCAGACAGATTAGAAGCACAAGTTGTGGGATGGAGTGCTGATAATCAGGTTTATGTAATTGAATACAAAATCTTTTGGGGTGATCCTAACCAATTGGAAGTATGGAAAGAACTAGACGAATATTTACTATCATCATTTACAAAAGAAAATAATCACAAAACAAAAATAGCCATTACTTGTATTGATTCAGGTTATGCAACACAAAGTGTTTATGGTTTTGTAAAACCAAGACAAGGCAGAAGAGTATTTGCTGTCAAAGGTCAAAGCATAAGTGGGAAACCAATTGCTAATAGACCAACACAATCAGGCAGACAAAGAGTAAGTCTCTATCCAATCGGAACTGATACTGCTAAAGATACTTTGTTTAGTTGGTTGAATGTCGCAGAAGAAGATCAAGCTGGATATATCCATTTCCCAAGTACAGTTGATGAAGAATATTTCAAACAACTGACCGCAGAAAAAAGAATTATCAAATTTCATCGTGGACAAAAGAAATTAGTTTGGAAACAAACAAGAGAAAGGAATGAAGCATTGGATTGTTTTGTTTATGCTTTGGCTGGATTTTATATTCTTTCTCCAAATCTAAATAAAATAAAAACCAAAACCGAATCTCAAGAAGCACAACCGAGACAAGAGAAAAGAAAGAATCTGATTAATCGCAGAAGAAGAAATACTTGGGTAAATGATTGGTAAAAAAAGCCACCTGATTAGGTGGCTTTCTTTTGATTTATTTTTTTAAAGAAGTGTTTTTAGCCATTCTTCTCGACCAAGTTCTTCTATATTTTGAATTCTTTGGTCGGCTTTACGTTTGAATTGGTTCATTCCATTAACAAATCTCAATTTTAACTCCTCACAATTATAGCTTTTGATAGGTGTTATTCCTCGACCAGTACATTCGAAAGAATGTGTCATTGTTACTTTTAAACCTCTGTAAGTGCCTTCAAGTCTTTCTGAATCTGTGTAAGTAAATTTGTGTTTTTGGTTAGTCATAATTTTCTCCTTTTTTGTAAATTATGGTTATTATATTAGCAACTTTTCAGAAAATTACAACTATTATTTGCAAATAAATTAAATTAATTTTATTTACCTTTTAATGATAAAATGCTTTTTAATTCTATCTTTTTAGAAGAAATTTTTGTATTTAAAGTATGTCCAACGCATTTGACAGAACCAATTATCCAACACAAGAACCTGACACTATCGTAGTGGGCGATAGGTTATTGTGGCGAAGAGATGATATTGCTGACACTTATCCCACATCTGCTTATGCACTTACTTATGAATTCCACGAAGATTCAGGTGGTGGTGGCAGTCACAAGTTTACTATTACAGCAACCGAAGCTGATGATACTTATTTTGTTGAAGTAGCATCTTCAACTACAGCAAGTTATTCTGATGGCGATTATATTTGGAACGCTTTTATCACTAGGACATCTGACTCCCAAAGAATTAGAATTGATACAGGTAGAAGCACAGTAGTTAAAAATCTAGCTAATACCAATGCTGATTTAAGAAGTCATGCAAAAAAGGTTTTGGATAATATTGAAGCTGTTTTGGAAAACAGAGCATCAATAGATCAATCTTCTTTTTCGATAGCTGGTCGTTCTTTATCAAGAATGTCGATAGATGAATTACTAACTTTTAGAGATAGATACCACGCTGAATACTTAGAAGAAGTAAAAAAGGCTAGAATTAAAAATAAACAAAGGTCAGGTAATACAATAGAGGTTAAGTTCTAATGGCTTGGTACGATAGATTTACAAGAAAACCTAAAAGAAGAAAAACTCTTAATTTAAGAAAATATAATGGTGCAAGTACCAGCAGATTATTTTCTGATTTCCTACAAACATCTACATCTGCTGATGAAGAGATAAAAACCAATTTAAGATTACTAAGAGATAGGTCAAGAGATTTAGCAAGAAATGATAGTTATGTGCAAAGGTATTTGAACCTAATGCAATCCAATGTTGTTGGTAACAATGGTATTCGTTTATCAATGAAAGCAAGAAACGATGATGGCAGTTTGGATTTAGTAGCTAATAGAATTATTGAACAGAAATGGCATCAATGGTGTCGTTTAGGAAACTGCACAACAAATGGCAGATTGACCTTTATAGACTGTCAAAAATTATTTATAGAATCTTTAGCAAGAGATGGTGAAGTATTAGTTCGTCATGTCAAATCAAGAGATTCAGAGTTTGGTTATCAAATAGAGTTTTTAGAAGCAGATCATTTAGACGAAACTAAAAACGAAAATCCTGAAAAGGGTGGTAATAAAATAAAAATGGGCGTTGAGTTAAATGCAAGTAATAAACCTGTTGCTTATTATCTGTTTCAAAATCATCCATTTGATAACCAATACTATGCAAGACAAAAACACATCAGAGTCAATGCTGATGAATTAATCCACGCTTACATTCCAAACAGACCTGAACAAAATAGAGGCGTGCCATTTACCGCATCTGCTATGGCAAACATAAAATTATTGAATGGTTATTTGGAAGCCGAAATAGTTTCGGCAAGAGTATCAGCAAGTAAGATGGGTTTCTTTGTTTCTCCTGATGGCGATGCTTATGTGGGAGATGGTGAAGATGAAGAATATGTGCCGATAATGAACGCTGAAGCTGGAACATTTGAACAACTACCTGCTGGAATGGATTTCAAATCTTTTGATCCTGACCATCCAACATCAGCTTTTGAATCATTCAGTACACAAGTTTTAAGAAGTATTGCATCAGGTTTAAATATTTCTTATCACGCTTTAACCAATGACCTTAGTTCTGTAAATTACAGTTCACTAAGAGCGGGTGCATTAGAAGATCGTGAGATGTATAGACTGTACCAAAGATTTACCATTGACCATTTCGTTAGACCTGTTTTTGAAAAATGGCTAGAGATGTCAATATCAAGTGGTGCTATCTCAACATCTCCAAGTACCAACCAACCTTTGCCAATGAGCAGATACGATAAGTTTGCTAATTCAGCAAACTTTATACCAAGAAGTTTTTCGTGGGTTGATCCACAAAAAGAAATGATGGCTTCTATAAGTGGTATGCAGTCAGGTCTAGTAACATTTCAAGATGTTCAAGCAAACTATGGTAGAGATGTTGAGGAGTTGTTTGAGCAACACGAAAGAGAACAGAAGTTAGCAGATCAATATGGTGTTAAGACAGCATTTCAACCTTTTGGGATGAAGATGCCTGTTGAGGCTGACATTCAGGGTGGCGAGGGTGGCGAAGATGGCTAGGCCAAATGAAGGCATGAAAGTCGAAGCACAAAAAGGCTTGGATTGGCGAGGAGAATTTGGTCGTGGTGGTACAAGAGTAGGTGCGGTAAGAGCAAGGCAAATAGTAGCTGGTGAAAATTTATCAGACGATACTATCAAAAGAATGTTTAGCTTTTTTAGCAGACATGAAGTTGATAAAGAAGCTGAAGGTTTTAATTCAGGAGAAGATGGTTATCCTTCAAATGGCAGAATAGCCTGGGCATTGTGGGGCGGTGACGCTGGTTTTGCTTGGTCAAGAAGATTAGTAGAACAAATGAAAAAAGAAGAAGAAACCAGAGCAGTATCAGGCAAAGCTCTTAAAATGATAGAAAACAAAGTAGAAGAACACAATGAAGAAGTAGGCGATGTAAAATCTAAAAGAACTACTGTCGGAGTATTATCAAAAGTTTATGAAAGAGGGATTGGTGCTTATAAGACTAATCCAGCTTCTGTAAGACCTTCAGTAAGTAGTCCTGAGCAATGGGCAGCAGCAAGAATTAATAGCTACTTGTATGCCCTGCGTAATGGTCGCTTTCGTTCAGGAAAGCATGACACAGACTTACTACCTGAAGGGCATCCTTTATCAACCAAAAACAAAGAGGATAAATCTATGGAATATAAAGAAGATAGACATATTCTCAATGTAGAGGAAACAGACGATACTTATGTAATATCGTTTGCGAAGCATGAGGATATGATGGAAAGTATGGAAGATGATGACAAAGAAATGATGGAATCTCGACCATACCATGATGAAGAAGATAAAGATGAAGAAGAAAGACTAGATAAGTCCGATATTGTCTATCGAACTCTAGACCTTTCAAGAGCATCTTATATCGATGAAGAAAATAGAAGAGTGAGAATCGGAGTTAGTTCCGAAGAACCTGTTGAAAGAGATTTTGGCATGGAGATAATCTCACATTCTGAAGAGGATATTGACACTAGCTTTATTGGTAGTGGTAGGTCTCCTTTACTCTTAGACCATGACATGAAGAAACAGATTGGTGTGGTCGAAAGATACGAAATTGATTCTGCAACAAAAAGTGCGAAGGCAATAGTTCGCTTTGGTCGAAGTGAACTCGCAGAAGAAATATATCAAGACGTGCGAGATGGTATACGTCAAAACATCAGCGTTGGATATAAAATAAATGGCATGGAACGAATGAAAGAAATGAAAGATGATAGACCTATGTTTAGAGTTAGAACAACTCCGCTTGAAGTGAGCGTTGTTTCAATTCCAGCAGATTCTTCATCTGAAGTTGGAGTAGGTCGTTCTCAAGATAAACAAAAACAAACAACCATAAAGGTAAATACTATGACTGAAGAAGTTAAAAATGAAATAAACCTTGATGAAGTTAGAGAACAATCTGTTGCTGAAGCTAAAGCCGAATTCGTTAGAAATTCTAAAGAAATTATGGACTTAGCTGTAAGACACAACAGAAGGGATTTAGCTGACAAGGCTATTCAAGATGGCAACTCAGTAGAAGAATTTAGAGGAATCTTATTAGACCAAATAGCGACTGATAAGCCTTTAGAAACTCCTGAAATTGGCATGACTAAAAAAGAAGTACGTCAGTTTTCGATTATGAAAGCAATTAATGCTTTAGCAAATCCAACTGATAGACAAGCACAAAGAGAAGCTGAATTTGAATTTGAATGTTCAGAAGAAGCATCTAAACACTATGGCAGAACTGCACAAGGAATTATGCTTCCGCCTGAAGTAATGAGCAATTGGAACACAAGAGACCTAAATGCGTCTGACGATGCTGGTCTTGTTGGTCAAGACTTCAGACCTGAAAGCTTTATTGATGCTCTTAGAAACGCATCTGCTGTAATGCCATTGGCTACTAACCTAAATGGACTACAAGGCGATGTTAAGATTCCTAAGAAAACATCTGCTGCTTCTGCTGCATTTATTAGTGCTGAAGGTGGTGCATCAGGTGAGTCTGAAATGGTAATTGGTTCTGTAACTATGTCTCCAAAAACTGTAGGTGTACACACAGACGTTACTAGACAATTAATGCTTCAATCATCTTTAGATGTTGAAAACTTAATTCGTGATGACTTAGCTAAATCAATGGCAATTGCAATTGATGATGGTGCTTTAGAAGGTAGTGGTTCTTCTGGAAACCCTCGTGGGATCACAAACACTTCAGGTATCAATACTGTTTCTTTAAGTAGTGCTGCTGCACCTACTTTCGCAGAAATGGTTTCAATT